GTGCTGCTTGTTGAGGGGCTCCACCAGAAGGTTGTCCAGGAGTGGCTGGGGACGGGGGCGCCTGCTCTACTGGGCCTTGTGTGCCTGGTGGAGCCGTCTCTGGCTGCATAGGTTGTTCAGGCTGTGGAGGCGTGAACACTGCCAATGCAGCATCCTCTATACTTTCCCCCTTGCGACGACGTTCAATCACGTCGGCAATATTACGGATTAACGCAGATGGATCTTGTCCCTGTGCTACCAATGCAGGAATTGCTTGCGCAGTTGCTGTGATAGAGGCAGTTAGATTATCGCGCATTTTTTCTATTTCAATTCGCTGTTCTTCTAGTGTTACGTTAACGCTCCACGGAAGTTCACGACGGATGAAGTCTTTCGATACTAGGTCTGCACCTAATGCTTGAAGTGAGAATATTAGGGCGCGGGAAGGATCTAATCCAGCCATCAAACCATATCGAACCTCCACTGAGGAGTCTCCATTGATGTCTTTGCTTGGCTTGTACTTTAACTCGTACGGTGTACCTTGCGCTGTTCCTCTAACACTCTTATCTTCATCGAATAGCATTTCATCTACTTCAAAGCACAACTGTAAAATGTCCTCGAACACCTCAGCAAGAATGGTTTGACCAGCCTTGATTTGAGAGTCGAAAGCACCAAGTAGTGCCTGGACACCTTGACCAGTAATAATACTAGCATCAATGTTTCCAGTTCTACCCTCAGGATATCGAGCACCAAGTCGTAATTCAGATTGGAGTGCTGATTGCTCCTGAAAAGTAGCAGCGGGAATGTCAAGTTTGACACGCCCGACACCTTGTGGATTTGCGGTTCTGATAATTGCATCAGGCCCCATAGGCAAATCAATTACATCATTAGGGACAACAAATGGTGCTTGGATAGACTTTTCAGCCGCTTCCATAGCAAGATTTGCAAAACGTGCGCGAGCCATCTGTACATAGATAACATCGTCAAACTGTCCGCGTGATTCATCATCAATACCTGGGCGACGTGCAATACGCACTGTCATCTTGCCTAGCGGATTCTTGATGCGGCTTAAAACTAAGTTACTGCGTGAGGGTACATAAAGAACAGTCTGATCTTTGTCCATATACTTGATAAGTTCAACATCCATATTGTTATCTCGGTCATAACCAAGACGACCAAGAAGTGCTGGAGCGTGTTCTGGGAACTCATTAGCAAGTTCGTGTATAGTTTTCATATAGCGCTTAGCGTATGCTACGCATCGTCCGAAGCGATCAAACTCTGGGTAAGAACCCATAGGATCTTCAACTCGGATACGAGGAAGGTTATCGTCAAAGTCTGGCTCTACGTGTATTGGTAGGAACCCATATGAGAAATACCAGTCAGCACCCCAGTACATCTGTGACTGTAAGCGTGAATTGTATACGTAGTTGTTAGCAATCATACCGCGCTTGTCAGCAAAGGCACGAGCCTTAGCATTAGCAACGCTTACTGTTGAGCAGTTAAACGATGGCAGTGGAGCCAATACTTCTGCTAGGTCGCGTGCAGCAACATCAATGAAGTTAGCAACCATTGAGTGAGGCATTCCCTCTGGGAACATCTCTGGAAATATATCCGCCATATTGCCCTTGCGAACAGCCTGGATTTGTTGCATACGAGCGTCGCGCTCTGCGTGGCGCATTTTGAGGTTATCAACGCGCTTAGCAATAGTATCTATATCTGCAACCATTATTATCCTAACGAAGTTTGAAAAAAATTATTTATTCGAAGTAGCGGTAAGCCGTCTTTGTTACTTTACTGCCTTTTGCGCTATCAATCTTGACCAGGCTTGGCATATTCTTTGCCTGATTGTAAGAAAGTATTTTTTTCTTTTTTGGGAAAGCAGGCTTGATATCCCCACCAGATTTAATCTTAACCGTAGCATTAGGGGTTCCAGTTTTTACATCTGCAGCGGAACGCTTAGCAGCCTCGCCTGATTTGCGAAGTTGCACTGTAACATTAGCGTTTTTATTTTTAACACCACTAAGCGTACTAGGCTTTACAACCTTAACTGATGATTTAGGTCCTACTCTAACAGCAGCCTTTTTCTTTAGTGCTGCTTCCTTTGGTGTCATAGCAATTTTCTTTACTGTTTTTGTAGCAAGTTTTTTGGCTCCTTGCTGTGCAAGTTTTTTTGCAATAAGACGTGCCGCAACAGCGGCAGCGGCTCCTACTAATGGTGCTGGCATTGTTTTCTCCTATTCGTTTCCGTATTCATAGTCGTTTACATTGAGTGTGAAACGGGTTTGAAGTTGACTTTTTGTAGCCCACTTATTATTGATGTGAGCCTGACCATTACGGGTAACTCCGATTACTTCTCTAGCGCGTAGTTCACAGAACCACAGAGCCATTACGCAGTCGGTCTTACCCTTGGTATTTGGTTCCCAAGTTATTAATTGTTGAATCAAAGACTTGACACCTTCTGAACCATCCTGTGAGGGAAGTTCAATTAGGTTATCATCTTGATGTTCCTTGCCACGGACTGTGCCAAAGAGCCCAGCCATAGCAGCAACACCGAATCCAGTGTCCCATTTGTTTTTGCCAGTAAACTGACCAGAGAACTTTACCCCGACTGAGGCTAGATACTGCTGTAAATCTCTATCTAAGGCGTAAGCCTTCTGATGTGCGTTAGTTTCGATACGCAATTCGTGGGGAGTATACGCATCAACCCATCGTTCAATCAAGTTCTGGATCTTTTGCGGGGTAGGCTCAGACATATTCTCGACATCGAGTATGTAGCGCATACGGGTTACTCGGTCAACAGTCATAATCACTGCGGCTGTACGCCCACTCATCGCTGGGTCAAGACCCATAATGGTGTACCAGTTGCCTTTTTCTCTAGGATGTCCTGGAGTACCTACTCGCAGTGGCCCTCTTTTTCGCATTCGGTTAGTAGAACCTTGGACAGCAAGAGGGGAAAATATAGAGTCCTCTTGTACGTCCTGTTGCTGATAAACCAGCGCCCACGCTGCAGGGCTAACTTCGCTTCGTCTACGAAAGAGTGCTGGCCCATTCCATTTAGGATACAGACCGTTCTCATCGGGAAGGATATCTTCATCTGCGCCCTCCCAGGGTAGATGTGATGCAGGCCATAGCGTGATCCATTTATCAGGATCTTCGTCAAATTCTAGAACGGCTGGCATTGCCAGGTACGTGAAAGGTGATTTGCCACCTGTCCAGTGCTCAGCCGAACGGATCTCGCGGTAGAGGTCATTGGAGGCAATTCGTGTGCCTACTACAAGTAACTTGCCATTATCGCCAAGACGGGTTACAACGTCTCGCTGCAACCACAGAAGTTGCTTTTCCCATTCGTGAGCGTTAGATGTAGTAACAACGTCGTCAAGAATGATAAGGTTAGAACGAGCACCAGTGATTTGGCCGCCAATACCGAGAGCCTGTACGGTAGGATCCTTTTCAGTGGAGTCTCTGGAGAGGTAGATGCGGTCTGCTTTCCAGGTATCTGCATCTTCTTTCCATCCCCCAGCGCTGCCATAGACAGCCTGTAACTTAGCCCAGCGTTCGTGGCTCAGTCGCTGCTTGATAGAGTAGAGATACTCCTTGGCGCGTTCCTGAGTTTTGGAGACAATGGTAATTTTAATGTTCGGATCCATCGCAATACGATAGACACAGTAGTTGACCGAGATGACCGTGGACTTGGCGTGTTCGGGGGGCACGTTAATCAACAGGCGCTTCTTGGAGGCAGGGTCATAGACCATCGCCTCGTGTAGATAAGAAGGTTCCCGTCCCTCTAGTATGTCGATCCAAGACCTGTGATGTGGAAAGATTGGGGAGTCTAAGAACTCTTTCGAGAACTCCTCAAAGCCAATTTTGTACTTGGCATCACCCGAGACTATGCTCAGGGTTTTCTCTCCCTCGGCACGAGCCTTCTCTAGCGCTTTCATAAACGTTGCGTCTTTGCGCCAGTCTTTCATCACATCAGGTTTGCGATCTGCCCGAGCAATAGCGTCGGATAGGTCTAGACCTTGCTTGATAAATTCTAAAACTTTATGCTTTGCCTCACGTAGGGCTGCTACCTTATGGTGTTCTTCACCCACCTTAGCCACCATATAAAACACCCCCATTGAAATCAATCATATCGGGGTTATTTCCCCCCTTATCGCTCGCGCTGAAAAGCGCGCTCGCTACCCCCTCGCTTTCG